CCCGCCAGCGGCACTGCCGACACCGGTTTGGATACCGTGCGCCCGGATCTGCATGGGTCCGGCCCAACGGGTCTTGCGGTCGTAATTCTCGATCGATTGAAACGCGGCATCCCGCCGCGCCAACCACATCGGCGCCCGCTCGTCGTGGCCGATGTAAAGCTCGGCCTCGGCCAGGGTGCCAAAGGTGTAGGCATCGGGATGGGTTTCCAGGAGCCAGTTGGTTGGCCGGGTGGCGCCGAGCGGCGGCACGCCGACCTGATACATCAACTCGATAGTGCCACCGGCGGTGGGACCAACAAACAGCCAGAACTCCAGCCATTGCCCGCCCTGACCATCCTCCGCACCCTGGTTGTAGCCGAGCAAACTGTAATAGCGGGGACTGCCACCGGGCTGCGAAAACACTTCCGATCCGGGCGGCATGAACTGCAATTGCAGCCCGTTCAAGGCGACCGACCGGATAGCCCAGCAATCTTGCGGCAACACCATAAACCCGTTCGTGTCCATGGTCAGAACCGCGTGCCGCTCGGCATCGATCGTTCTGAGGCGCCGGTTGGCCTCGGCCTCAAACAGGGTGATCATATCGGGCACCGCCGGCGCCACCAGCGGGTCGCCCGGCCGGGCCAGCCAGCCGAGAACGGCGGTCTGCAGTTCGGTGTAGGTCGAGAGGGGCATCAGAACCGCTCAAGGATCATCAGGTTTCCTTTGGTCGTGCCGCAGCGCTGCCAGCCGGCCACGAGGAAGCAATAGCCGGGATTGCTGCTACGGATCTTGCGCGGGTTGACGTAGGTGTAGTGCCGCTCCCCCGGCCAGCGCTCATCGGCGATTGCATCGGCCTCGCGGATCAAATCAGACGAGAGCCCGGCGCCCTCGTTGCGGAACACCGCGCAGTTAATGCCCTGCTGGTCGTCATTGCTGATAAACCGACGCCAGGCGAACAGAGCCCGCGCGCAAGGCGTCAGCATCACCAGTTTCTCGCCGGGGCCAACGAATAGCATCGGATCGCGCCCGTCCTGGTAAATCCTGCGAGAATAGTGCCGCCGGTACAAATCGCGCCCCGTATCGTCACCATCCTTAATGACAACCCATTTGCCCGTGAATAGCGGCAGGAATGCTTGTACGGTCACAGCTTAAAACTGGTTGGTCTCAGGTGCTTCCACTCCGGGTCCTGTAAGAGCTTCTTGACCGCCGGCCAATGCTCGCCCTTCCAGGCGTTGACCCCCAGCCGGGTGAGCCAATCCTGCGCGATGTTGTCCGGGATACGCGCCGCCAGCCAGGCATCCTTGCCCTTGCCGTCGCTCTCCAAGTGGTAGGATTTGTTGGCGTCGATGGCCGGCTGCACGTCGGCCCATCTTCTAATAATTATGTCGCCGGTGTCTTCGTTGTACTCAAAGGTCTCATAGATGCCGGTCGCGATGTCGCGGTTGAGCAGGTATTCGGTCATCGTCCCATCTCTGAGAAGATTGCAAAAAGGTCAGCATTTCTGAGATAATGCGGCAGCAGGGCGGTGTATCAGCACCGGCCCCGCCACCTGACCACCCCCAGCGATGGAGCGCTGACGATGGCTAAGTCCACTCTATCCCCCGAAGAACGCCTTGCGAAGCGGCGTGTCGATGATCGCGAACGTAGCCGTATATATTATATTGAGCACAAGGCTGAGAGGCTTAAATATCAAAAACAATATGCCGAAGAAAACAAAGAAGCTGTTCGCGCATACAAGAAAGAATGGAAACTAAAAACCAAAGTTGCGCGTCGCCCCTATAACCGCGAGTGGGCTCGTCGCAATCGCCAAGAGAACCCCGAAAGAGGCCGTGCCGCTGGGCTAAAACAAGCCAGACGGTGGCGGCAAGCCAACCTGGAAAAGGCCCGCGCCTATAACCGCGAGCAATCAAAAGCCTGGGCCAAAGCCAACCTCGACATTCGGGCCGCCCAAGCCGCGCTGCGCCGCGCGCAGGTACGGCAAGCTGCTCCTTCCTGGGTGGATCAAACCGAACTGCTCGAAGTCTACAGAAACTGCCCCACTGGCCTGCACATCGACCACATCGTGCCGCTTCGAGGCTTCACCTTTGATGGTTACCGGGTCAGCGGGCTGCATGTGCCTTGGAACCTGCAACGCCTGACAGAGCTTGAAAATGTCCGCAAAAATAACCGAATGAGATTAGAGGACCACGTCGCCGCCGACGCTCCAGTAGGGCCGCCGCTCCAGCTAAATCTGTTTTAGCAAAGAAAAGCCGGCCAGAAATAATTTCTGGCCGGCTCTATATATTACGTTACGGCGCGGTCAGATCGAAAATTCCGCCATTTCCAGCTTCATTATTTGATCTGAGCGTCCACTCTCCCACGAGCATACGCTTCTCCGCATCGCCTGTCTTCGCTAATTCGAACTGCCGAATTGGGCGAAGCCAATCCACACTCCACAAGCTCCAGTTAAGGAGCAAGGCATCCCTCACCCGCATGAAGCGGTTCGGGATAATCCTGACCGTGCTGACAAGATGTTCCGACAGGCTCGCTACACCTGCCGCAGCCCTTGCGGGCTGCTGCATGTTTCCATGCAGTTCAGACTATATCATCACCCCCTGCCTTCGCAGGGGGGCTGGGCGCTTCCGGCCGCTTGGCCGTACTCCCTTGCGGGATAGTCGTTGAACCTTCCGTCTGATACCGGCTCGGCTGCTGATTGCCCTCGACTTTACGTTAGGGTTTTCCAGCAATTCACCCAGTTCTTCGAGGCAACTTACGCCGCCAAGGACCCCATTGAGTCGCCAACGTACACGTCAATCGTAGTAACCAGCTTGCGATCCGACACGTCGTATGTCTTCTGCGCGCCGCCGGCAAAGCCGCTGGCGACCGCCTTGTTCGAGGCGCCGACCATCAGCACGTCGAGGTCTTCCGAGCTGTTGGTGTAGACCGACGCCATTACTGTTTTGAGCATCGCCTCAGTGAAAGCTCTTGGCGTGCCGTCGACCCTGGCGTCAGTACCATCCCCCGTGGGATTTGTGCCCACGTGCGAGACGTTAGTCTTGATCCAAGATAATACCGAAGCAGCTTTGGGTGCTGTCGCCGCCGCGCCAACTACTTTGGCTTGGTTACTAAGCATTATTGCTTCGATATCGATCTTCAGTTCTTTTGCTCTTTTGGTTAACTGGTAAGCCAGCTCGGTGCGTCTGCCTGCTTTATTTACCGCATCAAGTGTTGCACTGATTATTACTTCTTTTCTGCTGATCTGAGTTCTGTTTCCAAGTCTAGTCGTTACTGATGCGGCAGTAAAAGTCGCGATATCGTCGCCCTGGAACTGCGCGTTAGCAGTATTCGGAGCAGCTAGACTGTCGGTTTGCCACTCGTGGTAAACAGCGTCTGCCGTTCCTCTTCCAACATTGGAAGTAAACGGCGTGTCCGAAGGCGACAAGTTGTAGATCATGTCTGAGAGGTCTTCTCTCAGACCTTGCATTCCCGGACTGCCCGCAAAGGTAGTCGCGGTTCCACTGATAATTGCCATGAGAAGAGGGCTCCATCAAAGGGAATGCCGGCGTCTCTCGACGCTGGCGGGGCTGCTTGCCTAAGGCGGCTTTAGGGCATTAATTCAGAGGATCTCCATCAGATAGCCGATCGCGTCTTTTTCACTGCCGCTACGCTTTAGCGCTGCCATTTTTTCATTGCGGCGTTGGGCCGCCCGACTGTCCGGCCTCTGACGTGAAGCACCGGGCGGTTGGACGGGAGTGCCATTGCCGTTGCTGCGCTTCTGCTGGGCCTCCCGGCGGATCACTTTCTGCCGGTCGGCCTGCATCGCCTCCTCGACCACAAGCAGCACCCGGTGATCCACCACCTGGCTGATTTCCTGGTCGGCAAAGCCTTTTTTCTGAAGCCACTGCCGCATCTCCGCAATTTTCCGTGGCCCCTTCTCGGGGTCGGCAAATTCCGGGATGGCCTCGCGCAGCTTCTGTTGCTCGGCCTGCACGGTCTGCTGAAATTGCCACGCCTGAGCTTGCTGGCTCTGCGCCGCAACCCGTTGCAGTTCCTGCTGGATACCGCCGATGCGACCTCTGAGAGCGTCGCGTTCGGCAGAGAGCCGGACATAGTCGGCCGGCTGTTCCTGGGCCAGTCGCTGCCAATCGATCTCTTGGAACTTCTGAGCCTCGGGGGCAGCGACAAACAACAGTTGTTGCAGATTATTAGCGTAGGCTTCGCGCTCCTGCTGCACGGTAGCAAAGGTGCTTTCGAGGGCTTTGCGGTGTTCGGCTATCTCTTGGGTCTTTTGGGTAAAGGCTTTGTTTTGCTCGCTCTCCCGCCGGGCGATAACCGCCTGTGCTTCGGGTGGGAGCGCTCGGAACACTTCCTTGTCTTCTCTACTCCAACTGTTTGGCGGCTCGATCCCTTGATGGTCCGACCCGTCCTCGCCCTCTTGGGCGGGTTCGAGGTCGGGTTCGTAGGCTTCGTCCTCCTCCTCCTCATCACTGGGGGCCGGATCTTCCGGTCCAGGCAACGGGTCTTGACCCGTCTGCTCCGTCTCCGCGGGGCGGTCCTCCGGTAGTGGCCGGGTCTCCAGCGTCCGCGGTTGTCTCTTTTTCGGTTTGTCGTCTAGCAAGCCTTCGATGCCCTCCATAACCTGCGCTTCGGTCATGGCGCGGCTGTCGCTCGGCAGCACAGATACGTCGCCGCCCACAGTGGGGGCGTTGTCGCTCATCTGGTTTGTCCTATGAAAAAGCCCGGCTCAAGGCCGGGCGGTTCAGATTTTCTTGCTCGGCTTCAGCTTGGCCAAGCTCTCGGGCTTTTTGTTCCTGACCACTTCGCCGAGCGCGGCGCGGGCAAGATCGAGAGTGGCGTCCGACACCAAGCCTCCCTTAAACCCGGGCAACTTGGTGTTGTCGGCATCCCGCAACACCTGCTGCAAAGCTTTGACCAGCAATTGCCGATTTGTCAGGCCCTCGACGTTCACGGCTCTTCCGGCGGCGCCAAGAGACCGCGCAGGCGAGGGCGTAAGACCTGCTGGGTCTCACCGCCTCGGTCCATAAATTGGTGCAGCAGCCCATAACGATAATCGGCCGTCTCGGCATTGCCGTAAGACGGCCAATGTTGCCAACCCTGCTGCGCCGCTCGGGCAATCGCCTCGTCCACGGTCAGCGGCTGGGCATCCCACACCGTCGGGATCGAGTATTGCCGGCCACCCGGACCCGGCACCACCGCTTGTAACATGGTCGATACGTCACCCGCCGGCGACACGTAGCTGTCGGGCCGGCGCAGATTGCCCAGATGGTGCCACCACAGGTTCAACTCTTGCGGGCTGAAATCGGGATAGGTCGGGTAATCAGGCATTTCGATCTTCGGCGCGCTGCCACGCTGCTATGCCGGCATTAGCGATCATCACCTGGAGCTGCCCACGAAACCGCTGCATCCCCTGATACACCGCGAAAACCGTCTCGCGGCCCTCGTTGTCGGCTGGCTCGCTACGCTTCCAGGTTTCGATCAGGGCGCGCTCCACCCGGTCCATTGCCTCGTGCAAGACCGGGTTGTCGAGGAGCTTCCTAGCCTCCTCGCCCAACTCGCCCTGGCTTTGCGGCACCGGTTGGGTAGAGCGCCAGGGCTTCTTAACCTCCGCCAGAAATCGGGCAAACCGACCCCAGATCATGCTATAGCCGGACCCGACGGCGGATAGGGCGCGGCCGACCCGACAAGCACTGGTGTAGTCAGGCTTCCGTCCGTCACCGTATTAAGCAGGCTCATCCGCTTCCGCCACCACCAGCGACCACTGCCCCTTCATCGTGTTCGCAAAGGCGTTGCACGCCTGGCACTGGATGCTGCCATCCTCATACAGCCAAAACGCCTCGCACTCGCAGTTGCAGACCCAGATCCGGGGTTTTGGCGGTTCCTTCTTGGCGAAAGCGATGACGGTCACGGCCCGCCTTGCCCGTTCGGCGGGCCGACCGGGCGCTGGTCGTAAGCCCCGGCGG